CGGTTCCATTCATTACTTCTTTAGATTTTTCCATAATTTCATTGTCGGTTTTCCTGTCTAAATGTTTGTAATAAAGTTTCTCTCCAGATCGAACCATTCCCTTCCAGGCTTTGCCAATGGATGCCGCTTCCTCCATACTAACAAATGCTTTACTTTCTACTTCAGAACTTGCCGCAGTAGGTTCGAGTTGTGATTTATATAATTTAATTGCCATTTATTTTTCTATACTCAATAAAACATTGCTCCTGTTTCTAATAAACTTTGACCCGCTTCAAAGTAAGATCTTTTCTTCGCGACTCTACCTCTCCATCTTTGCATATCCGCTTCTGCCTGCATCATAATAGCCTCATTATACTTTTGATCCCTGGCATTTTCGGCATTGTAAGTCATAATGTCCCTGTCGGTTTGTAATTCTAGTTCCTGTAAATATAAAACTTCATCGGGAGTTCCTTCAAGGGTAACGCCTTTACTTAAATAGGCAACTTGCGTTTGACCCCTAATCTGTTCAACAAAATCGTCAAATCTAGGTAAGTTATAATTATCGTGAACAGACATAATCTGTTCGGCTTCTTGCTTTTTAATAATAAGATTTCGCTCAATAATAGACGCATTATAACTAGCTGCCTGCATCGCAGCATTACCGGCAAATATATCTCCAAAAAAACTCATTTAAAAAATCCTCGCAAATCTGTAATAATCTGAACCATCGGGTCCATAATGTTTCATTAATCCTTCGGGTTTAAAACCTAACCATTTTGCAAAACGAATGGCTATCTCACAATCAGCTTTAACAGAAGTTTGTAATCTTTTAAATAAATTATTTTTACACATTATCTCGGTACGATGTTTAATCACTCGCGCAATCGTAATCGGATATTTGTGCATCTGATCCGTGCCAAGCACCCACCCCTCGGCAACGCCATCCCAAAGGGGGAAAACCCCTCCTGCCGCAATCGGTATATTGTTGACAATACCCGTGAACGACATTCCAAACTGTTTTAAGAAATAGGCATATTTTTTATGCTCCGGTCTTAATTCTAAAAACTTGCTGTTTAGGTTTTGGCTTAAAATATATTCAGCGTGTTTATTTTCAAAAGGTATAATTTTAACTGACACTTTCTGTTTCCAATCTAGGATAAATTCCCAATATAGTCATAGGCAAGGCTTGGGGTTGTTGAATGTAAACCAATCCTTCGGTTCCATAATCAGAATCAAATTCAATAAATTTGTCTCCGGTAAATAAAGGAATGGGTAAATTCATGCTTGCTGAACTATCTCTAAAATCAATCGTAGTTAAATCATCAACGCCGGGTCCAACGCTTGCTCCAACCGTATCGTGAAAACGCACCGATAAATCATAGACACGTTTTGTTTTGGTTTGGGTTGTTTCGGTGTAGCCTTCATCTAGTCTCATCGTTTGTAAATCTGATGAATACAGTAATCCAACTTTTGCTTCCTCGGATGCAGTAGCAATGGTAATGGCTCCGCTTGAAATTGTTTTATCAACTTGTGCAGCTCCGTCTCCAACGACAGCAACCGTTTCGCCTTCCAAATGGTCAAGACCCGTTATGCTAGTTGTTAAGTCTCCATCATAGCTTAATCCAGAATCTACATAATGAAAGGCAGTTAAATCTTTACTAAAATCAAAGGGAGTAAAATATTCAACATATCGTCTGACCGCTCCATTGATCCATCGTTGAACAATAACCCATACTTGATCTTCGTCTGCATCGCCGTTAATAATTGCTACACTCTCGACTATTGCGTGTTTTAAAATATTATCGGTTTGTTCTGAAGTGTGAGCCGCGGTTAAACTAACAGGAGTTAATAGATCTTCCTTGGCATAAAGCTGAAATTGGTTGTCATCCACTTTACCTACATTGTATTTTGTGTTTTCTGATAATCCGGTAATGGATGTTCCGGTATTATCATAATAAACTTTTTCTCCCGTTTTAAATCCGTGTGCCGAAGAATAAATCATATCGGTTTGAATATTTATTCCTTGATAAATATATTGTGTCGTATCGGAACTGGGAGCGGAAGTAAAACTAATTGCCGTTCCTGCTGTGGCATTAGAAGAAGTGGTTGCAAGTTTGATGGTGTTAGAGCTTGCAGCAATAATATAATACAAGGATGAATTATTTAATCCTCCTATTAAATTTGAACCTGCATAATAATAAACGGGATCTCCAGTAGATAATCCGTGAGATGTTAATGTAATAATATTGGTTGTTGTATTGACGTTTGTAGTATTAGAGGTAAAACTAATTTGTTGCTGAATAATATTTTTTGTGGTATCAGCTTTTCCTCCAAAAATATGTCGATGCCAGGCTACAACATTCTGTAATCGATTGTACGTCATACCGGCTAGCACTCCATCGGTTCTGACGCACCAGACTACTGAATAAGGCTCCTGTTGGTAATCCATTTGAATAATACCAGAGTCCGATATGTGTTCCGATAAAATGGTCATATCTGGAGCTTGATAACCATCTGTGTCGAAATTATATGCTAGCTCTCTTATTTTTCTCTTCGCTCTTTGAAGAAAAACGGTGGCATTACCAATCGATAGCGCATCGACTCCCGCACTTCCGTAACTAGATTGTTTTCTAATATTAATATTGGTTGGAGTAATAGCATCCTGCGCTGAACCCGAAGATACCGCATATTCTCCTCCTGTTGTCATTACAATTAAAGTTCGTGTTGCCTTTAAAGATTTAATAACATTAACCTGGTTTGAAGCAATGGTATAAACCATGGCATCCGCAGCATCATCCCCCGATGTCATATTTTCATAGTCTCCAGACTTTGAAAAAAATAAAGTTTGAGGTTGATCGGTTGTTGCTGTAAAAACTAATCGCTGTTCAAAAAAGGAAACACTCGAAGGGTGTCCGGTAGTATCTGAAAAGGAACCCAGTTGAAAAGATGCAGTAACAACGACTACTGTCGTATTAGTACGAGATGTAATTTTTGCTTCGCCACTATTAAATTTTAAAATTCTTCCAACGTCTGTTGTTGCCCAACCCACACCACCATTAATTCCTGTTATGGCAGATGCAGTTATATTGACACCAGTTCCTGTTCCAGCAGAAGCAGGTGTTAAAGTAGTGGTAGTCGTATTGGCATCCATATAGGGTCCAGTTTCCGCAAAATCTACTTCTGATAATGTCCAGCTTGTATGTCCAGTTCTTTCTAATTTTGAAACTTCGTGGGAATTGTGGCAGATATACATTGTGTCTGCGGATTGAGCAAATTTAATATCAAAAAGTTGCGCCGCGGTATAGCTGGTTGTGATTTGATAAATTCGGTTGGCAGTTCCGGCTGATGAATAGGCGGTATAACCGGATGAATCAATGTCGTTTCCATCGACATCTTGCAGTTCAAAAGTGTTTGTAGTTTTACTTGAAACTTTAAAAGTTTTATTATTAACCTGTGTCATACCGACAACGCTGGTAATAATAACAAAATCTCCATCGGAATAACCATGAGAAGAAGAAGTAACTACAGCTGGATCAGCTGCGGTAATAGCGGTTAGGGTTTTATCGCCTTCTGTGATTTGACCATTATCTTTAAAAAATCTTATATATAAATTACCAAATTCCAGAATATAGGTTTGAGTTGTTGAAAATTCGAAAGGAATGAGTCTTGTGGAGTTGGCACTCGTTTTAACCTCTGCAACGTGATAGGTTCCAGGTCTTCTTGTTACGGGTCCATGTGGCATAACCACAAAGTTTTCCAGACGCGTACATCCGTTAAAATATTTTGCAAAGTCTGTTCTGCCTTCCATACGCGGAGACAGCTCCCCAGCTGTAAAGCTGGGAACTGATAAAAGTTGTTTTCCCATGTTTATTAAATTCTGCTTTTGATAAAATCTTCTGTTACAATTTGATCTGTCGGAGCGACTGTTGGATCTGTATTATAGCCTTCTCCTGCATCTGTGTGTCTTGCTTCAGATAATTTTAATTTGTATTTTTCGTGAAAAAGTTTAGCCATTTGAGGATTGGCAGTTATGGAATAAACCATATCCGCGGCTAATGCTGCTGATATTACTTCTCTTAATAAGACATCCATTTCGTTAGGATCGGTTACTTGTGAAATATAAATGAGTTTAACTGCTGATGAACTAATTAAAACTTTTCTTCCTTCAATTTTGTGATCGCTGTCGTAAGAATCAATGCCTAAAACTCGCAGGCAATCAGCAGGTAAAGTAAACTGATAAGTAAATCCCCAATCGGGACTTGCACTATCGGCTGCTAAAGTTTGCCGTTTAACTAAACAATTCCAGGGATGTGATCTGAATACCGCGTCTCTTACTGTTGAATATCGTTCGTTACAAAGTCTGGCATTTTTTGAATTATCTGTTAGCGCGGTTATTGAACTTGCTCCTAATTGGTTGAGAGCTGAATTACAAATTTGTACTACGGAAGCCATACTATTCCTTATTATTTCTTACCAAATTAGTCAAGATGAGAGAGAAGGCGGGAGAAATCTCCCGCCTAATCTGTTTAGTGTTTAGTTTACTGTGTAAAGAATGTTAAACGACATCGTACCAGCAGTTCCACCTTCAGCGTACATTGTAGCTGCAATATAGTAGAAACCTCCTGGATCTGTGCTGTCGCCAGCAGACGTATACAGTTGTGTTCCAGCAGTATCGATGGCAGCAACTTCAAAACGAACATCCGCCATTGCGCCAGCATCAGCTACCGCAGTTGCATAATAATCTTCGTCTTTGACTGTGCCATCAGACTTGTAGATTCCAACATTGAATGTACACGAACCCCCGAATGTGTCTGATCCCACGTATATATTTGAGATCGTAGCATTGCTTGGGATAGGTGCTAACATAACAATATCGTTATCGTTACTATCGCCTGCTGCAAGTTCTATTGTACCTTGTGCCACACGAACAACGCCGTGAAGTAGAGCAGGATTATTAAGAACTTGTGGAGTAGCTTCAAAATTTACTACTAGACTTGAGTTTTTTGTTCCCATAGTTTTATTCTCCTATTACTCGTTACAAGGTATCTGAACAACTTTTTCTTCTTCCATACGTGTTGCTCCGAGATCCATCGAATAATACACTTGTGTACTGTACGATTTGTCGGCACGTTCTGAAATTTTTGCCGATACATCTGTACCTATAGCAAGTTTGATTGCATCTTCTGTAAATGCAAAAACTAATCTATCAGTTGTGTATGTAGCGTCTTTGTTCAGTCTTGTTGACATTATAAATTCAAATCCAAGAAAACTATTAATTGTTCCTGTCGCTAATGCTTTTACGACAGCATAATCACTTGAAGTCACTTCCGTGATTGCAAGTAAGTCTTGTATTTGTTTTGGACCGCAGACTAAAAATCTCTTCAAAGAAGGATCAATATCGTTGTTATCCAAGATGTATTTAGCAGATCGAAGTTTTGCAACACTTAACCCATCTCCTGAGTCAGATGTTGAAGTCTTTTGACTGCTTGGTAGAGCGGTGGATGTGCCACCTGCTACGCCAGTAGAAGCAGAAGCATTCATAGCCGTAATAATTACGTCATCAATTGCTCTGTTCATAGCGCCAGCAGCAGCTCTCGCATAAGTCGATGTTGGATCGATAAGCATTCTTACCTTATCCGCATCGTCTACAAGATCCGCCCACTCATAAGTTGCCAAAGATACTCTACGTCTTGAGTGTGGAGTGTCGATTTGAGGTGTATCTGCGTGTCTGCTCGTTCTTACTTGAGCAGCAGTTACTCCGATTTGATCGAAGAACGCGGATTTGCCTCTTACGTTTTCCACATCAACAGCGTTTCGTAGCTTTGTTCCAGTTTGCTGCGCCAGTAACGACACGTTTGCCGAATACTGTTCAACAAAACTGGTAGTTATTTGACTTGACATAAGCCAGACTCCTTATTGTTGTGTTTATTGTTAAACAAATAATCGGTTGATTATCCTTTATGGATCTTCCTCAATTTTACATCTTGTCGATGTTGGTCTTTCCCAATGCCAACTAGGGTCTTGCGATTATCCTAGTTATATTTGCTATACTTGATTTTTCTTATCTCGTAAAGCAAAATCTTTAAACAACCTCTTCATTATTTTTCTTTTGAAGTAATGTTTGTACTTCTTGTACCGCAGCATCGTGATTAGGATGACGTTTTTCCCAATACGCTGAACCTGGTTGTTGTAATTCTCCAATTTGTTTATCTATTTGTGATGGTGTTAGATAAGCTGGACCCGATGCTTGAACAATATTATCTTCTCCCATTTTATCCGATAACATAGCAAAGGCTCTAATCATAAGAGGATGATCTCCTAACATAGTTCCATCCGCCATAGGTGCTGCTAATAATTTTTTATCAACAATAGATTTTGCAAGAGTACCCGCTTTTGATAACTTGCTATCATACGCCTGTCCCCATTCTTGTTTTAATTCTTTGGTACTATTTTCTCTGGAAACTAACGCTTTTGTATCTGCATCCTTTATGCTTTGTGAGACCATTTCATTATAAAATTTAACCATACCATTAGCTTGCGTAGGAAGTAATCCTAGCTTATGCGCCTGGTCTGAAAAATTATTTAATGATGCTGTATCGACATTAGTATTTTCCGGAATATC